CATACCTTTACCACCCTTAAGTGCTTGCTGCATCTTTTCTGGCAAATTGTCCTCGCCAAACATTTGCATAGCCTGACGACCTGTAAGTTTAAACTCACGGCGTACAGTATCAACTATACCTTCATCGTTTTCTTCTATCGTGTATGTACCTACTTTAGTATTTCTAAAGTTTAATGATGCAGACTTACCTTCTTCGCAAAGTATAAGGTCTGTGCCAAATATACCTACATGCAAGTAACCTATGTTAATTACAGAATAAAAGTTAGAACGTGCTAACTCACGCATCGTAATATCAGATGCTCTGCTTAACCATATAGCTGCGTCATCACCGTCTTGTCTCATTGGCTGCGGTGGCTCAAACATAGCCCACGGTTCACTACTTGGTGTTAGCCAATTACGCTGACCAGCAGCCATAGTTTGTGCTGCTAGTATTGCTGTTGTATCAAAAATGCGGTCTGTCCAGCCTGTTACACCTTCAGTCTTAGTAACATTGATGTCAGACTCTTGCGGTAAAAAATATTGTGAGATCGTTTGCCAATCAGAATCAAATATAGCTGAACGCTTACTGCGTCCAGATTCGTACTTATTTAGCTGCTCTTTGGCTAGTGGATCTGTTGCCATGTGTTATCCGAGCTTTGGTGTCGTTGGTGCAGGGCCAGCACCAGCACCTGGCATACCCTTGTAACCGCCAGTATCACCTGCAAACACAGTTTTCTTAATAGATTTCTTCATCAAGTTCTGTTGTGCAATGTCTTGTTGTGCCTGTATAACCTCTGCTGATGATGTAGTCACAGGTGGTGCAGCCACTGGTAAAGGTGCTGCTTGAACTGCTGCTGCTGGTGATCCTCCGCCCATAATGTTAATTAGTTAAAAATTGTGCCAAACGTTGTAAATCTTCTGTTTTATAGAACCTTAGCTCTCTTTTATTGTCAATAATTCGCTCAAAAGCAACCCAAGGAAGTGTAAAAGGCATACAATTAAACGCTTTTCCAATGTTTCCAGCCATTGCAAAGATGTACCAACAGTCAGAATCTTCCTTATTAAATATGTGTTCACAGTCCGCAATCTCGTTTGCTGGTGCTAATTTACGGCAATTTTTGCCCATAATAAAGTAATCTGGCGTAGAATAGACAAAACCATTCTGTAAATGCCACTCAACGTACTCACCAAACGGTGCTTCTTGTGGTACATCAATGTACTTTTGTACCATTGTTTGATAAGGGGTCATGGTAGTATTGTAACCATAAAGCGTTCAGCAGCACTTGGTAGATTAGATCCGTCGGACATATAAGCTACCAGATATACAGTTGTAGCTGTGTTACCTGCGTTGTTGTAATCCCACTGTGCAAGCATTTGTTTATACGTTACGGTGCTATCAGTCTTAGCACGCTGCACAAGCACTGCTCTAGGTAATCTGCCTAAGCAAGCATTAGCTTGTCCAGTGCTACCAATGTTGATGCTCCATGAATAAGTAGCAGCACCTGTTAGTGTTGGTACTGTGGTTATACCTGTAACGTCACCTAATTGATTTGTGCTAGTATCTGCTGAATTGCTGTCAAGATTGCCATTAGGTACAATATTAGCAGTAGCTTTATTGTTATTTGTACCGCTATCGCATTTAACACCAACAGCATCACCAAATATACAACCAGTAACTACTGTGTTTTGTGTGCCGTTTGTACAATAAATAGATGCAACGTTTACAGGATTTTGTTCATTAAATCCTACGTTTGTTATCATAACATTAGCACAGTTGTTAAGATAAATTTGGTAGTTACCGCCTTTTTGCAAAACCTGACCACCAGTTATATAACTTGATGCATAAAGGTTGTATAAAGTTATTGTCTGCCAATTTGTATTAAGATCGTTGCCATTATCAAAAAGAAAGTTGGTTAAATAAACACAAGTAGTATCAACAAACAAAGCGTTTATTGTATCTAACGCCATGTAGTTATTTATCTGCACTCCTTGTGATGGTCCAACTGTAGCGTAAAAATGCGTAGTATCTAAATTTGGTGTCGTTGTACTATTGGTTATACTTAAAATACAAAGATAAAAAAGACCTGCATAATTAAGATATTGTCCTGCTGTGTATGAAGTGCCTGACACCCAAGCAGTCGTATATACATTTGGTATGCTTACACCACGATTCCAATACTCTGCTGTAATGTTTAGTAGTTTAACATTTATACAATCTTGTATTAAGAATCCTGCACCTGATCCAAGCCCTGATGTTGTTGGTAATGTACCTATGCAACCACCAGCGTAACAGTTTGTAACGTTTAAATGCCAGGCTGCTATTACCCATAAACCATTAGTCCAACCTAAAGTTGTAGATGTAACAATACCTGTCATAGTCACATTGTTAATCGATATAAGATCTCGATCTTCAATAGAACCGTAACGTGTCATGTTAATGTAAATAGCCGTAGCTGCTGCTGCATTATTACCTATTACTGATAAGTCAGCTATTTCTAGACCAACATCATTGCTATAAGGATTAGCTAAATATACATCAAATCCGTCTGTAGCTGAATCCTGTACCACTTCGGTTACGTGTTTACCGCAACCACCAATTTTAATACGACCTGCAAAGGGGCTACCAGACGATCCAATCGTTATTGCTGAGTTTATGTGGACTGATCCTGCTGGTAGCAAAAGATAACCGTTTGCAGTCATAGCTGCATTAACGGCATTTTGTAAAGCTGTTGTGTTTTGTGTTACAGTGTTTGTTGAAGCACCGTAACCATAGTCTTTAGCGTATATTATAGAATCATTACTCCATACAACTGCACTTGAATTGTTAGTAATTAATCTTTGTCCAACTGTACCTGCTGCAAGTTGGCTAGGTGTTACGCCCGACAATGTACCGCCAAGTGTTAAATTGCCTGTTGATGTAACAGTTCCGCTTAATGTTATTCCATTAACTGTACCTGTGCCAGATACGCTTGTAACACCACTACTGCCTGTAATTGTTACATTACTAGCTGATGTTATTTGACCCTGTGCATTAACTGCAATTTGTGGCACATGGGTAGCGTCACCATACGTAGCAGCAGTAACACCTGTCGTGTTAAGATATACGCTTACGTTACCTGTCGTTGGACTAGCACCAACACCAAATGATCCTGTAACGCTAGATACTGCACCAGTTATTGTAGTGTTTGTTGTGCCAGTTGCTGGTGTGCTATCAGGCTTACTACCACCTGCTGTGCGGTCAGTAATTTTAATATTACCTGTATTACTCGTGGGTAAAATAGCCATTAACGTATAGATTTGTTCTTCTTCTTAACCGAGTAAGACTGAGGTGATGGTCCACGCAACACTTTATGTGGTGTATGCCTAGATTCGCGAGCAACAAACGATGTACCTTCAATCATACCTAAACGGTGTGCTTCAGACATCGTCCTAAGTGCGTCTGCTCCATGTGAGAATTCGTCATGCACTGGTTTCTCATATATAGTATCTCGATCGGTTTCTTCTCTTTTGTGGTAATATTCCAAGCAATCAAGTCCTGACGGTGCAGAGTTGTCTGCTGTTCCAAAGGTTTTGCTACAGTTTGTTTTGTGTATATAACATCTTGGGAGCAATGACCTAAGTTCGTTAATGCCCAGCCAAATGTCAGGCGTTCTAGGCACAATCGTAATATGTTTAAGACCTGCGTTAAGCAAATCAGTTCTCCACGATCCTCCACGTCTGATGTGATCTGCGTCATGGGGTAAGAAGTTTGTACGTATTGTTGTTTTGTAAGTATCTCCCCATTCACGTACTTTGTTTGCATAATGACCTGTGGTTTGTCCGTTAGCTGAATAATAATCTACTAAATTGATGTGTCTGCCTTCCATTTGCACGAGCCATATACACGTAAAATCGCTATCACCTACGTCCCAGAATGTATCAAACGGCAAGTCATTGTCTGGTGTGTAATCTTGGATTTGATTGTTTGCACGTAATTTGGCTATGGTGTCACCGTAAATAGAACCTGGTATAGCTGCTTCAAAGCTACACTCGTACTCACGGTTATATTCTGACTCGTTCATGCTTCTGCGTGCTGACTCAAGTTCAGTTACATGTATAATGCCTGATCTAGACGCTGGTAATATCATTGTGTACCATTCTGGGTCATTAACTGCGTTGTCATACAATCTATAAAAACTGTTACGACCTTTAGGTGTGCCAATCCATGTGGCCCAACCTTGTCTATCTGACAATGCAGGACGTATAACAGACGACCAAACTGATGCGTCCATGTCTGCTGGCTCGTCAATAATAATACCGTCAAGGTATATACCACGCAATGCTTCGGCATTATCTGCACCATATAAGGTTACACGACCACCGTTCGGTAATTTAACGTGCAATTCTGACTCAGAAACCACACGACCAGGTATTGGTGCTGTATATTGTTTAACATAATCCCATGCTATAGCTTTGGCCTGTGTCCTGTATGGTGCTATGTAAGCAAACCTTGGAGCACGTAATGTGCATTTCATAGCCTCTTTTATCAGCTCATTAATGCCAGATACAGTTTTACCACCACGTCTATGCACAACTAACACAGACCAACGCTGAGTTCTGTGATGCCATTCTACGAAGGCAGGTCTAGGTTTATAAGGGATTATTATATTCAAGGGGTAGTGGCGTATCCCTTTAAGTGTTGTAAGGCTTTATTTTGGCTCAGTCTGCCATGAAATGACAAGTGGCGTACCGTCAGTACCTGTTAATTCAGTATGTGTACGTTCACCGTACTTCTTTGGGTTCATCTTGGTAATGTACCATTGCCTGGCATGAACTCTAAGTTTATCAACTGCTACATCTTGTGGGTTAGAATTGTCAGCAATCTCAATAATCTCACTAACCAAACTTTCAACCCCAGCCATTCTAGCTTTTTCAATAGTTGTTGCAAATGCTGCATCATCACGCATCTTAACCCAGAACCTACGAGCAAAGCTATGTTTGTAACTCCTACATATAGCGTTAGTTGTCTCACCTGAAGCCAAGCGAGCACAAACGTCACCAATAACCTTTGGGTTATCTAAATCATCTTCTGAAGGTATTACCATACGGTATTACTTCTTAGGATTAACAATAGTGTCTAAAATAGTATCGTTAGTGGAAACCATAGGATTACGAGTATATGTTTTATAGACGTTTGCAATCGTAAAAAGTTACATAGTTAGGCAACTAATTACCTTAAACATAATATTTAGATATTGACAATGTTATACATTGTTATACTTTGTAATACGAAATGAATAACAACATCCATACAAAACAAGACTACATTAACGAGCGTAACGCTCTTATAAACGAATTAGCAGGTGTGTTTAATATACCAACTTCTAGTAACAAAGAAGTAGGTGCATCATTAAACAAATTAAATACATTATTACTAAGAAACGAATATTATGCAGAACGTAATAAATTGTTAAACAAAATTAATTTTATGTTAGGTGGTACAGTAAACAATAAATAATTACAAATACATATTGACAATGTTATACATTGTTATACGTTGTAATACAAAATGAAAACTATTACTAACTTATTACTGTTTGTAGCTATCAATGTAGCTTTTGCTTACATTCTATTTGTTTGTTTTACATCCTAACATGAGCCCATTACAACAAAACAAAGCAATAGCCATATTTTGTGGATGGTTTTATGATAAAGATCGTACGTGGCAAAATAGTCACCATGCAGGTTTAATAAGATGGTCTCCACCAGAATATTCTAGCTGTTTAAATTATATGCACGATGCAGAAAAACATTTGTCTGTTGAACAACAACTTATATATTCAACACACCTTACACCAGGCTATAATTCTAAAGAAGATACTATGGAGATATTTGCATCAGCTAGTCGTAGAGCAGAAGCCTTTTTGAAAACTATAAATAAATGGAAAACAAAAGTATAAGACAGTTAGATAGCGATGCAGACGGATTACAAAGAATGATTACTCTTATTGAAAAACATGGCCCACGCATGATGCGTTTAGGTGGTTATGTTAGTAAGGAATTAGAAAAGTATTTGGAACGCAAAATAGATATAAAAACAACAAGAACTAGAAATGAAAACAAAAACAAAGAAACCGTTTAAAGTACCAACCGCAGAGCAATACAAAAAAGATATTGCACTGTTTAAAAAACTGTTACGTGAAAAGAATAGATTAATAGAAGATGTTAGCTTCTACGTAGATTTAAACACTAAGACAGAAAAACGTTTAAGAGATGCTGAAAAAACAATCGAGATCTTACGCCAAGGTAGCCAAATTTTAGAATCACAAATCAACAATGCTGTTTGGTTTGATCCTAAGTGGGGCAGTAAATTCTTTTTTGTTACAGGTTTTAGGATGCTATGGAACAATGTTAAATCTAAATTTAAACGCAAATGACTACACATCCCTACGCTGTGTGGTTGCCTATGCATACTGGCAATCATCTTATAACGTTTAAAACGTTAGATGATGCACACCAGTTCATAATAAAATATGGTGGTGGTTTAGAAGTTATAACAAACACATACGAAACCTTTTAAATATAATCAAATGACATCAATTATACCAAACCAATTACATTTGGTTTATACATTAGCCAATATTACTAAAGATACTAGGTCAGAACGACACAAAATAAACTAACGCTTTATTAAGTATTTCTTTTAAAATGAACCCTGAACAACAAGAAATTGTATTTGATGGTTTAGAAACCAGATTAGAAAAGAAGTTTAACGAGTTTATAGCTAAGAATCCTAGTGTATGGGATATGTTTATAGACTTTACATTTGAAGCTATCAAACGTGGTCATAAGCATTTGTCATCTGATATGATTTTACATCGGATTAGATGGGAAACAACCATTATGACTGTAGGCGGTCAGTATAAAATAAGTAACAATACGTCACCTTATTTTGCTAGGAAGTTCCATAGGGATTACCCTATGTATGATGGATTCTTTAGGACTAAACAACTTTCTGAGTCTTGACGCTAGAGTTCATAGCCTTACAAGAAAGCTATGAACCTAGACATGAAATTCGGATTCTATGAAGTGGTCTATCGTGTGACCAATCAAGAGCCTGGTCAGGTCATAAGTTATATAAATAACCCAGACGGCAGTTGGCAGTACGAAGTAGATTTCCAGCAAACTGGTGTGTGCAGATTATGGGAAGGCCAACTGACAACACAAAAGCCAGGCTACGATATGGCAATCATTTCTGGCGACGAGGTTTAACTAAACTGTAAAACTTAACATCACACGATTTGTTGTTGTGATTAATTATTCTGTATTTTTTACAAATAAGCTCACCTTGTGTTACGCCACGTTCTAACAAAGTATAAGCAAAATCTATGCTTGTTTTGTACTTAGTAGCATATTGTCTCACTGATATAG